ATTTGATGTCTTTAGAGGTGGTATGCGTGGTAGAGAAGCGGTACAGCAGTTAACAGGTGTTATGCTGGCAGGCGGTATGCTAGGCGCAATGGCTTCTAAGGCACAAGGTAACGAGGAGTTCTTTAACTTAGATGACCCATATAAGTTTGGTAAGTTTGAGGTTAACGGTGTTAGGATGGGTGTTGGGACAGCGTGGTGGACAGCCTTTAGGGTTTTAGCAGATGTTAGACTACAGTTTGAAAATGACCCAGAAAGAGAAGTAACAGAAGATACCTTTAAAGACCATTGGGTATGGGAGATACTAAAACGTAGAGGGCGTTCTCAGTTAGCACCGGGGTCGTCTATAGCTGTTGACATAGCGTCAGGAAAGACTTTCGCTGGTGACCCTTTAAGAGATGAGCATGGTGACCCAGACTTTATAAGTATAGGCCAGCATATAGGACGTAGCGCAGTACCATTCTGGCTGGACGGTGCGTTTGCAGGTGGTTTTGGTGGGGCGTTAGTTGCGATGCCGTCAGAAGCACTAGGGCTACAGGCATACGCAATACAGGACTATGACCAACTGTCCTACGCACAGCAAAATGCTTTAGAGAGTTGGGAAGACGAGAAAGTCAGAACATGGCGAATGGAGGAAGATAGGCTAGGTCATAAAATTGATTGGACAACTGCACCCCAGACTATTAAAGATAGAATATATGACCATCATCCAGAAGTTGCTATGATGTACGATACATATAAGCAGAGTCATGGAGAACTACAGAGGGGTACTGCCAAGGATATGGCAGACTGGACTAAGGATAATGCTCAACATGAGTTAGTAGCAACACAAGAGCTTACAAGAGCTACTAGACAGTATATGCGTGGCGAGATAACTGCTGAGAACTTCAGAGATGCTTTTAAAGAAATCAGAACATCTAAACGTCTAGCCAGTACTGCAATGATGGATAATGGGGGTAGGTATGAACCCCTCGCTATGTTCTTTGGGGAACTGCGGCGAGCAAGGTCGGAGAAGGGATTGGTCTTTCAAGGAGACTTACTGTACGATAAGTGGATAACTGAGGTAGTAGCGAGCGATGCGTTTGATGATGCTGAAGGTAATAGGATAATGGGAGCTTATGACAAGGCCGAACTGCAATGGCGCATGGATAATGATATAACGCCAGCGTTATGGGATTATATGCAGGAGCGCAAGAACATGTGGTTAAACGAAATGAGTGCGGCAGGACTACAGCCTATAGCAGACCTTATGTACGCCAAAGAAGCACTAAAACCATACTGGGATATTCACGATACTATATGGGAACCCGGTTCTGAAATGAACGCAGAAGCCGAATACTATTACTCGTTTAATGAAGATAGGCGAGAAGACTTAAAAGCCTCAAATAAGCGTTATAGGTATATAGAAAAGAAAGTTGCGAGGGCGAGAAAAAGGATGCGACTGAACAATATTAATATGGATAGACTACTGACACAATGGTATGGACATACACCGCTACACAAAATAAACCAAGAGTTTGAGCGTAGCTTCCGACTAACCCAAGATAGCAATTCAATAAACGGCATCCCCGGTGGAGTACCAAGGGCTGAGGATTGGGTAGTACGACCAAGTGGTCGGGTAGGTTTATCTAGTTAACTTGACAGGAGTTTAATAAATGTGGTATAATGTAATAGGAGTACCAGCGTGGGACATCCAAGGAGGCACTAACCGTGGCTGAGTATGATGAGCAACAGAACGACGGTAGAACTAACGCAGAAGCGGACATCTACGATGGCGTATCTGATGAGCAAAAAGGCTGGCAACGACAACTGAACCGGGCCAGAGACCAAAACAAGGAACTCTTAAAAGGGTATCTGGAGTTAGGCGAAACTAAGGCGGCCTTATCACGTGTGGAGGGCGCAGTTGAATCTCTTATTGACCACTTTGCGCAAAGCGGTTACGAGGATTCTCCACTGACAGGAGTCAAGGATAGCTTATCTCAGCGAAGGCAAGCGGACACTTCGATGCTGATGCACAGAACTAACATTGCTGATGTATTACACGACAATGATAGTACTTGGGATTCTGAACAAATGAACGAAGCACGGTCTAAGTGGGAGCAGGGTGACTACGCTGGTGCGTTATCATCCGTGCAGACTGCGTTCGACAATCCAATAGAAGACATTGATGCGGAAGTCGAGAAGCGTGTGCAAGAACGACTGCGAGAAGGTGGGAGGTCAGTTGATTCTGGCTCTTCTGTCGCCGCAGGCAACAAGCGCATGACGGTTGGCGATGCAGGTATGTCTTCAGGTATGAGCGATTCTGAAATGAAATCCCATGCCGATAACATATTAGACCAATTTTTTAGGAGAAAATAAATGGCTACAGGCGCAACGGAGTTTATTGACAATACTACTGCTGACGTCTTTATACCAGAAATTTGGTCTACCTTGGCAATCGTCGCACGAGAAGCACAATTAGTCTTTGCTAAGTTAGTTGACCGAAAATTTGAAGATGGGCTAGTGAAAGGCGATAAGATACATGTGCCTAACATTAGTGATTTAGCGGCACGAGCAAAGTCTGCTAATCAGGCCATCACGTATGAGACCGTTACAGAAACAAACACTACTATCACCGTAGACCAGCATTACTATGCTGCTATTGCGGTTGAGAGTATAACCAAAGTCCAGTCCGATAGAGACCAGCTTTCAGCTTACGCAGGTAAGCTAGGATATGCGTTAGGTTTAAACGTAGATGATGCGTTAGCCTCACGAGTCGAAGCTGACTGGTCTGGACAGACAGTTGGCACGCTTGCCGCAGAGAATACATACCACGACTATCTAAGGGCCATACAGTATCTTGACGATGCTAATGCCTCGCCAGACAGTCGCTACTTTGTAATCTCCCCAGCGGCAGAAGTCGGACTGTTAAAGATGGATACATATATAAACAATGACTACACGAACATCCACGGTACAGGCCGTGATACTTCGTTAGAAAAGGCTTATATATCTTCCTTCCTCGGAGTACCAGTCTACAAGTCTACTAACGTAGATGGTAGCAACTCCGCAGGACACGACAATACATTTTTCCAGAGAGAGGCCCAAGCACTGATAATGCAGATGACCCCTGACATGCACACAATGTTTGACATCGATTACTTCGCCGACAAGGTTGCAATCGAGCAGTTATATGGTGAGCAGGTTATGAGGTCTGACCACGGAGTTTGGATTAAAGGAGCATAATGACAACGAAGAAGAGTAGTGCAGATACACTAGGGATAATATTAGAAAAGCTAGGGGCTATGGAAGACCGCATCTCCGAAATGGAAGATAAGTCTTCCCAGCCCCAAAAGCTGTTCGTAACTGAACCTTTGCCAGAAACCGAACAAATACCAGAAGGTACAAAAGTAAGATTGAAAGAGACTGCTGAGAGACACTCCATAATTATGGGAAGACTGGATATGCTGAGACCAGACGTGCAGGAGGCTGTTAAGGCCCAAGGCATCATAGGTACTATTGGCCCGGACTTCTACCATATAAAGGATGGCAACCATAAGTATAAGGTTGACTTTAAAGGATTAGGCAGTTGGGGGGTTCGTATATCGGATATGGAACTCGTTGAGTGATGAAATACCCTTAATTGATGTAGAGAAACTCCAGAAAAGGTTAGATGCCAAGAAGGATAATCCCTATACAGTTTTGGAAGGCAGTTGTCATATGCCTATAGATGCTAGTAGTGGCTTGAAAAAGTCGCATCTAAAAACTACAGCAGATACATTTCTAAGTACAATGATTAAGCGTGGGTACGCACTGGCCTCACAGCTACGGCTGAACGGCCCCTACCCGGCAGTAGAAATGGATAGTGACGTAGTACTAGAGGATATGGAAGAATGGCGTATTAGAGCGGTATTTAAAAAAGACAAGCCTGAGTTTACAAGGATAGAATTGAACCCAGCTATAATAGGAGAAAATAATGGCTAACCCGGTACAACATGTCCCAAGCCGTCAAAACCTACGAAATAATATAGGGTTGGCTAGGGAGTTTGGATTTTTAGAATTTAATACATTAGACCAAGTGGTTGTATTTGACGACTTTCTTGGTGACGTACTAGATGTAACGTGGCAAACTGCCGACACAGGTAGTGGTAGCTCAGCGGATGCTGTAATATCCGCAGGAGCAAATGGTACGATAGTAATGGTAACAGGTACAGCAGACAATGGATACTCAGCAATGAGTAGAGAGTTGACCTTTCAAGGACAGCTAAACTGTGTCATGGCGGCCCGAATCAAAATAGATGATATTGCGGATGCGAAAATAGAAATTGGCTTTACAGATGCGCACGACGATGCGGGTGCTGTAGATACGCTAGGCTCTTATTCAACAACTGCTACAGACGCAGTAGGGTGGATATTCGACACAGATGACACGGCATACTGGCAGTGCTTCGGTGTAGATACCGATACAGAAGCTACAAAGATTGAAGACGGTCTCGCACCAGTAGCAGCTACTTACGAGACACTTATAGTAGCACTTGAAGATACAACTGCCCATTTCTATAGACTAGATGCAAATGGTTATCAAACTTATAGGTCAGCACCAATGACTGGTGCTTGCACTAAAGATGTTAGCCTTACACCTTGGGTGTTTGTACAGTCGAGAGAATCAGGTGACTCCAAGACATTAACAGTTGACTATATCAAGGCATGGCAAAGGAGAACAGCAAGCTAATGGCTAACCAGCGAGAAATAATGTTTTCTTCGGCTCTGAGAGCGGCTGGCGCACATACTAGCACTATAATAACTAACCACTGCGCTAAAGGTGGGATATTCTATCTGGATATTACCGCCGAGACAGGCACGTCAACGCTTGATGTAAAACTACAAGTGCTAGACCCTATAGGCGGTGATTGGGTAGACCTAGCCGACGATGTGGCAGGGACAGGAGCCTATGCGATTCCGCAAGCGGATGCAGTAACAACTGGCCCCACAATCATGACCATATATCCCGGCCTCACAGTAGAAGCTGGGAAGGTATGCAATGGTATATTACCTATGCAGTTTAGAGCGCACGCTACAGTCGGGGGAACAAACATGACATTTTCCTTAGCAGTAGATTTAATAGCATAAGGAGGCCGAATGGCTAACGAACTACGTCACGTTGATGTAGGTATTGCTATATCGAAAGCGGAGTGGGAAGCCGTTGGTACTCATATATTCAACAACCAAGCCGCTGGCGATATTCCTTATGCCTCATCTACGTCACAGCTATCACGCCTCGGAATAGGCGCAGCAAAAACAATACTATCAGTTAACAGTGCAGGCACTGCCCCAGAGTGGGTAGCTAGTCCTGCTATCGTTACAGACCTCGTACCAGATGCGGCTGACGGCGCAGGATTAGGAACTGCTGCACTAGAGTTTTCAGATTTATTTCTGGCAGACGGTGCGGTAATAAATCTTGGTAATGACCAAGACGTAACGCTAACACACGTAGCAGATACTGGATTACTACTCAACAGTACGATGGCGATTCAGTTCAATGATGCGAGCCAGTATATCAATGCGCCTACTAACGCAATACTGGATATTAATGCTACAGACGAAATCGAACTAAACGCAACACTCGCCGATGTAAATGCAAACCTAGACGTGTCAGGTACTTATACTGGTGGCGGCTTAATGACCACTGGTGGTAGTATAGTTATACCTGATGCTGGTAACATTGGCTCGGCTAGTGATACAGATGCTATAGCAATCTCATCTGGCGGCGTAGTTACGATGAACCAGATACCAGTATTCAGTGCTGGTATAAATGTTTCGGGCGGTACGATTGCTGGCACAATAGCAACATCAACCCAAAATAGTATTACTACTATGACCGGGCTGGTAACTACAGGAACCATAGGTACTGGGGTATGGCAGGGTACTGCAATAGCTTCTGCCTATATAGCAGCAGATGCTATTACTGGAGCCAAGATTGCCGATGATGCTATAGACAGTGAACACTACACAGATGGCTCAATAGACAATGCTCACCTTGCAGATGATGCAGTTGGAGCAGATGAACTAGCAGCCGATGCTGTAGTTAATGCAAGTGTAGCGTCTGGTGCTGCTATCGATATCTCTAAAACAGCTTTGGTTGATGGAACAGGATTAACCTTATCCACTAACACACTAAATGTAGACGCTTCACAAACACAAGTAACTGCTGTAGGGACTATAGCTACTGGTGTGTGGCAAGGTACTGCAGTAGCTTCAGCATACCTTGACGCAGATACAGCACATCTAAGTACTACACAAACTTTTACTGGTGCAAAAACATTTTCTCAGAATGTCACTATGAATGGCAATCTCGACATGGAAGGCTATAGCGTATTTGGTAATGGTTCTGGACTGGACTCATCATATACATTAACTATTGACCGTGCTTTCTCTGATACATCACAGGCTGTTTCTTTAAGGGTTAGAGGAACTATAACTGCTACTGATGGAACAGGTACATTAGCAGGACTTCAGGTGCAACCAGCAGGAACTGTAATTAATTCCGGCAATGCTCATAATGTTTATTCAGCATGGTTTATTGAGCCGAATATAACCGAAACATCTGGTTCAGTAACTACAGCAGCAACGGTTTATATACAGAACGCATCAACAGCAGCTACCAATAACTATGCTCTATTCGTAGATTCTGGTGAAACAAGATTAGATGGGACGGTTACTACTTATGGTGATGTACATTTTGGGAAAGACGGTACTGGAGTCGATGTTACTTTCTATGGTGATACGTCTGGACGTGACCTGACATGGGACCAATCAGATAATAGACTTGAGTTTAAAGACCAAGCCTATATGTCCTTTGGTGACGGTAATGACTTCCAGATATTTCACAATGGTAGTAATACCTATCTTGATGAAGGCGGTACAGGAGCATTAATAATAAGGGCTAATATATACAGTCTTCGTAATGCCGCTGATGACGAACAAGTAATGTATATGGCTGAAGACGGTGCTGTATCTCTTTACTATGATAACGCAGTTAAGTTAGCCACTCACACATCTGGTGTAGAAATAACTGGTTCTCTTGAGGTAGCAACCATCGACTTCACCGATGGCGACCTAGCGATGACCATAGCTGATGGCGGTGGGGTTGCTTTTGCCCAAGCTGCTACATTTGCATCGAGCATATCAGTTACAGGTCATGCTTATATCTATAGAGCGGATACAGGTTATGAAGGTGGTCAGTTAAACTTTGGAAAAGCAACAGATAACTCGATTGGTTGGTCACTAGATTCTTATGGGAATGACGCAAATGATTCCCTGAGATTTTTACATGGTAACTGGTCTGGAGGAGTAGCGGCTCAGTTCGCTTCTAGCGTTGATACGTTCTATGTCTATCATAATTTTCAAATAGCAGGGACAAATCCCCGAATGATAATTGGCGATAATGGTGCAGAAGATACGTCCATTGTATTCGATGGCAACACAGTTGATTATCACATAGGATTAGAAGATGCTGCTGATGTTCTCACTATAGGTAAAGGAACCACACTCGGCACGACAACAGCTTTCACTATTGGAAGTACGCCGTCCATTGGTTTATTCAGAGACGCAGGGGCAAATAACCTGATATCAATCAGACCCGGAGCGACGTTAGCCGCCGCCAATGCAGAATCTTCTACGCTTTATTTTGAGCAAGGAACAGTAAATTGGACAAATGCCTCTGGTGGCGATGTTACTGTCGGCACTCAATCGGTTATGGCTCTCAGGTCGCAAGCGTGGGCAGGGGATAGTAATACTCTCACATTTACAAACGGCGCGACCTTATGGATAGAGGATGCTCCGAGTGATGCCGATGGCAACGTCACTATCACTAACAAGTTTGCCCTCTGGGTAGATAACGGAGCAACTCAACTGGATGGGACGTTAAGGGTTAAGGACGACATTACATTAGACGGCGATGGTAAGTGGATTTACTTAAAAGGTGGTGGTGTTGGCACAGACTCTACAGGACTTGCTTGGACGTTTAGCACGGCAGATACTCGCTATATGGAAATCCAGATGGATTACGATACGAGGGCATCGGTTGGGCTTCTTATTCACGGTTCTTATCCGATAACGATAGATGCAACCACTCAGATTAATTTCGACATTGCAGGTGCGACCCATATGACGATATCGGGTACAAATCCGGTTGTAACAATCGGTGACGGGGGAGCAGAGGATACTAGTATTGTATTCGATGGGAGTGCCGCTGATTACACCATAGGAATTGATGACACAGATGATACTTATGGCATCCATGTCGGGAGCACTATTACAGGATCAGCCAGACGAATATTGGTTAATGCGTCCACGATTTATGTCGGCATAGACCATTCAACAAGTGCAACGCCCACAATGGAAGTTTTCAATAAAGGTGCAAGCGGCACAAGGAATTTAATTCGATTTGCGGATGCCGCTGAACGAGGAAAGATAACCCACGACGGCAGTTCCACAACATACTCCACAACATCAGATTACAGGCTCAAGGAAAACGAGGCTGAAATCACCGACGCAATAGATCGTATTCACCAGATGAAGCCGTATAAATACAATTTCAAAAACATTCCTGACAGGGAAAAGTTCGGATTCTTCGCCCACGAATTAGCAGAGGTTTTGCCAGAAGCGGTCATTGGAATAAAAGATGCCGTTGCTGAAAATGGGGACGTTCAACCGCAGTCAATTGATTACGGAAGACTGACCCCATTGCTTACTCAAGCGATTAAAGAAATAGATGAAAGATTAAAAAAATTAGGAGGCTGAAATATGGCTACAGGTGATATTACAATCGTCGTTCAAGTAGAGGGAGGTGATGCGAAGACCGCAACGATTCCTTCAGCAACAAGGGTCAACGCTCTTGCTTGGATGAATAGGGAAGGGGCGGTAGAAGAAGTGGCTTTTACTGACGCAACTTATTCGGTACACCTTGCTAACTCAGCGGCAAATGGAATTATCCATGCGGCAGAAAAGCAACTAACATCAGCGGCTAAACCGTCAACCCCAACCTTTACGGCGGCTGAATAATGACACAAGAACAGCAACCAGAGCAGAGAAACTTTGTTAAGGAATCCCTTGAGCAATTGACTCAGGAAGATTTGAATCAATGTATTAATGCCTTGCTTCAAAGCGATCAATTAATTGCCACCAAATTCGATAATATTCGATTTCAGATTATCATTACAAAACAAGGTCAGGAACTGGAGCAATTAAAGAACGGCAATGCCGTTGTTAAAGATGCTGAGACAATAGTGGAATCTGTGAGTTGAGTGAACAGACGGTTGAAGAGGAATTAGTTGAAGCCAAGGCTAGGATAGCGGAACTTGAGGTTTCGTCAAAGACTAGCTTAACAGGTGGGCAGTTTCTCACAATCGTCATGCTTGGACCCTTGTTCCTCAGTTTCGTAGTTTTAGGAGTTTTAATAGTTTGGAAGACTACGAGTAAACCGGCAGAAGTAGCACCGCATATGGATGTCATCTTGCTCGCTTTATCCATCTTTAGCGTTCCTGTAACATCAGCGGCAGGAATCATTGTCGGATTAATGGCTGATGAAATTAAGAGCGGTATCTCAAAGGTAGGAGGCAACAAGAATGAAGGATAAGAAATTCTCTGTCCCAAGTCTCAGTTTCGGCTTTGTCAATTTTAAGTTCAAAATTCCTAACTTCTGGAAGTTCAAGTTGCCTCTGCCAAATGGAATATACCTTGGTGGGGGTAAGCTGATTTTAGGAGGGTTGAGTGCGGTGGCTCTTGGATTTATTGCCGGAATGTTTTTGCTAATCAATACAGGTGAATCTCAGATCACGTTTCCCCAGACGGGCGCATCTTATACAAACGGTTCATTAATCGGGGCAAGATTTGTTGATCCAGAATCACCTCAAGTAGCATCTCAAACGCTTCAGATATATGCGGCGGCTGATACCCGAATTGACAAGATTGTCCTGACAAACATTTCTCTTGGCAAGGCAGGGTTAACCGATGCTTTTGCCATTCAAGGATTAAGCACCTCTGACTCGATAATCATCGGTGAATTGATCATTAAGAACTCTGAGTTCCCTTCCATTGATATAGCGGCTTCAGAAATCTATTCAATAAAAGCCACGCCGAACGTGTTTGTCGCGGGTCACACTTTCGATGCTACTGTCAGCAACGCCACAAATAACGTAACGGTAGGTTCTGCCAGAGGGGCTACCAACTACACAGCAGAGGATATGACTGTTGACAGGATTCTAATAACGCAAGCGGCAGGAACTGGTGACGTTATCATTGGGTCAGTCACTTTAGATAATGTCAAAGCGTGGATAGGTGGAATCAATATTGATAATGTCGAGATCGGAACTTTTACCATTTCCGACAGTAGTGTAGGGGATGATGGAAATATAGATACCGCTGATTTTGTCATCAATAGTTCTGTCAACGTGAATAACGTAACAGATGGGATTGTTGAGAGACCAATATTTATAAGATAGTAATATGAGATGGCGGTGGACGGCTTTACTGGTTTACTTGGTGATTTGCGTATATGATTTTATGGTTGTTCCGATCTATTACGGAGTTGCGAGAATGGGATTGGATTTAGCAGATTACATGAGTCATCTACAAGCGATTGAAGACCCTTTAGTACAGATGGAATATTTAAAAAAACTGGTATCTCAGCATGAACCTTTTACATTAAAAGGCGGGGGGTTATTTCATCTGGCTTTCGGTGCTTTATTAACAGGAAGTGTATTCGGAAAAAGTCAGAATTAACATGAAAGTATGGTTAGCTATAGCAAGTGTGGGTTTAACGGCTCTATGCGCCGTGGAGACTATTCTATGGCTAAAGAATCACAATAAACAAAATGCCGAAAAGTTATTTGATGAATTCAGCGAAGGTCTAAGAAATAAAAGGAAATCAAATGCCTAAAAAGCCTAAGAAAAAGCCGAGGTATTAATGCCTAGAAAATGGTGGGAAATAATACATTTAAGACCGCAAGTGTTAACGGCAATTCTTATATTGGGGGTTATAGCAATCATTGCTATGTATGAAGGGATGTCTGAGATTGCAGGGGTGGCGGGAGCAGGGATAATCGCATTATCCAAGGATGTAATAACGAGCGATAGCAGTTAAGGCTATGCGTGGGTATTGCAATTCATGCAAAAAGAAACAATCTTTGATGAATGGGCGCAAGGAACTTGTGACGTCTGAAGGTAGGCTTGGGGCGTTGCAGTATAGATTAGTAATAAAGGGAAGCTGTAAGTCTTGCGGGTCGAAAGTCTTTGCATTTATAAGCAACAGGAGTAGAATTTCGACTGGAAAGCAAATCCTCAGAAGTACGTTTTCCCTTTTCTCTAGGCGGGGAATGTAGACCTCCCTACATCCCCGCCCCCGATTATTAGATATCTTCAAACATATTTAACTGTCTACGGTTTAGGTCGGTTTCTTTCCAGAACTCTAGCGGGATGCGGAACTGAAAATATCTTGGGTTTTGTCTCCAAGGCATCTTTGTAGCATGTTTCTCAAACGCTTCCCAACTGATTTCATACTGTTTGCCCGTATCTACACATTCAATGATGAATTTAATTTCACTTATTTCACTAAGGTCTACATGAGTGCTGGCAAACAGTCGGCGAACCTGATTGATGATTGACTCGTCATATGTCCACGCTGGTGGATATTTCAGTTGATGAGTTCTTTGGTTCACCTCCTTACGGATAATCTTGTTAAATGTTTCGTAAACGGCAACGGGTCTGCCGTCGTTTGTTTTGAGTGTAATGTTCATATCGCATTTAACTCCCATCTGTTTTCTGATACTTCTACAAATCGAGCGTCTCGGATTAACACTTCTGGAATAACGTCTGAATGATTAGCCCCTGTGGACTCTTGTATTCGCTGACCTATCTGCTCAGACTCCAATGTGCCATGATCTTCAAGCAATACTTCTATTTGGTCTCCTATAGGCATATCTGCCCTAAAGGTAGAATGTCTTCGGGCATCTAGTTCTTCAAAATTGACTTGTTGTTGCCCAAACGTTATGCGAAACGCTAACGGTGCAAGTAGCTTGCCCAAGTTAATCTTTCTGTGTACTAAGGAAACATCTATTTCGTCTTGGTTAACTACCTGATTAGACTTAAACTCCCAAACGGTTCTCGGCTGATTTCTCCAGTTCACAGAACCAAATGGACCATCGCTGTTGTTTTGTGCTTTTGTAGTGTGTCCGATTATCAATGTGGCAATCTTGTTCTCTGAACTGCCAAGCGACCTGACAGCGTTAAAGAAATCACCAACATTTCCAGCATCTGTAACATCACCGCCACAAGCAGGAATGGCAGAGTCTATCAAAACCATGTCCGCTTCTACTTGCAAACAGTAGCGTAGGACAGCGTCCAAGTCGGATTTAAGCGGGACAGAGCAGTATCTGTAGTGAATGTTTACATCGTCTGGATTCTCTTCTAATCCGTGAATTATCGAATCTGCCCTGTACTTTGATTCATCTGGGTCGGCTTCATAGTCTAAATAAACCACGTTTGCTTTTTTTGCTGTAAGTCGCCCATCGTCTTTTCCCATCTGAAGTAGTACAGCGAGATATAAACAGAAGAGGGACTTACCTACCCCGCCCTTACCGTACACCAAAGAGATTGCCCCTTCGTATATGAATGGAGACAATAAGTACGGCTTGGGTGTTTGTCTTTCCATCTTGGCTAGATTAATTATGGGTTCGCCCATTCGATATCGATCAAGAACTCTGGAACTCATCTGTTTAAACATAATCTTCCAATCGTCTTTGTCGTTCAGTTCGCCACCGAAATCAACAGCGTCCTCAATCAATGTCCGAAATGTTGATAATAGCTTTTGCCTACCACGGGTGATTAAGCCCTCACCCTCTGGGCTACCTAAGACTTCAACCGTTATCTCTGCCTCAACGTTATGGTGTCTGTCTGTGTAAAATCTCTCAACACGCATCTGGATTCCTCTGTCTTGCCACTTGAGATGATAAATACTTCCCGACACCGACATATCAGGGGGATTGGGTTGTGAGTCTATTTCATAGTTATTGTTGGTCAAATCGAGATGCCTCCCTTTCTGGGTTTCTTGTTTGCGGTTTGGGTTGTCTCTGCGTCTCTATCTGAAGGGACTGATGGCAGTTCGGTGTTACGAGACTCAAAGAAGCCGTAAAGCACCTCTATGAGTCTCCTAGACACGTTTTCAGTTACTCGCTCAATTACTTCAACTTGGGAGTTAAATTGTGTGTCCCGCTGTTTCTGTGCTTGATCTTGCGACCAAGCGTATTCACAGAAAGCGGGAGACACATTGTAATCATGCAAATTGCATCCAGTAGAGTTACAGAATAAAGGCTCTACCAAGTGTCTGCGGTACTAGAGTCGGGATGAGTCATGCCTTCAGTTACTGCTTTCGAGCAAAGAATAATAGCCAAATCTTGATAACTGCCACGTTCACTGCTGACATAATCAGCAGACTTGGATATTCCCATAACTCTGAATTTTTCCATTACCCATTCCATCTCAAACCCGCAAGAGATACAAACTTCCTTGAAGTCTTTACCGCTTGCGATAGTGTTGGGTATTTTCCAGTTCTGCATTAACTCAGCGTACATCTCCGCAGAAGGCGGGGTGTGCATCTCTTGCTGTGGGATCGGGTCTGTATTGGGTCTGATTTCTGAAACAGTTGCCCCTTCCATTATTGCTTTCGCAACTAACGGAGAACTGCCAAAGGTGCGATCATTTAAATACTTTAATAGTTCATCTGATCTTTCAAGGATGATATCTGTCGCATCTGTGACAATTCCGTCAGCTTTTCCCATCTCGACAGACTGCATTAATGCAGTTCTAACGTGCGAGGCGGTTATATTCAGACGGGTAGTAGGGTTTACATCGCTCTGAGTATTAAACGGCTTCGATTGAGTCGTAGCGGGATACGGAACTTCATCTTTGCTGGCGTAGTTTGTGGGAGCGGTATCTTGCTGTATATCAAATACTGCAATATCCCAAAACCAGTTCCACGTTTTTGAATCGTCTTTTTCCCTACCGTCTTGATACTTTCGGAGATTACCCCGTTCAAGGGTACAAAGATATGTTTTCCCAATTTCGGGATAATCTCCAAGTTTTTTGTTCATTGATATTTGATTGACTGGATAATCTCTTGATACCCATGTGCATTCTGCGGTGATCGTGTACTTCCAGCCCCCATCTTGAACATTTTGCACCGTAATCGGTGTCGTTACTGTTGTTTCCAAAACAAACCTCCTTATCTTGGAACTATTTTTTTGTGGATTTACAACTCTACTATATGAAAGCTGTCCTTGCTTGGTCGCCCTGTAGACATTTTTGTGTATTCGTTAGGAAAAGCAATCATCCATGCCCCGTTATAGTTCATGGATTTGTCATGCTTTTTAAATGCGTTTTCTCCAAAACGTCCATTACGAGCGAGCCAGCAGACTCGTTGTCTGCTGACTCCAAGGATTTCAGCCGTTTCTGTTGCTGTCTTCCAAATGTAATTACTCGTCAAAATTGACCTCCTTTATTTCAATTTTGTGCCGATTCTCAATTCTTGCGTCGTTGATAATCTGAGCCTGATCTTTCCCGAATTTCGCAAGCAGTTTGCCCTTACTCATGTTCCATTTTTCTTTGACTGTTATAGCCTTTTCATGTTCTGGGGTATATATGCCTGTGAGTTGTTCGGGTGGGAAATACTCTTTCAACTGGTTAAGTATAGAGTAATCCCATTCAACGGCTCTGGCAGTCTTGACTGCCTTCAACGCTTTGCCGTCTTTAATGTCTCCCATCATCTCTGATGCTCCGCTTTCTGACATTCTTGCCGTTAAGCAGAATTCCGCATATTGCATTTTGGCTTGTGCCATTAATGCTTCTTTTTGTACCCCTTGATAGAAGTCGACCAATTCGCCGTCTAGCATCCCATCAATAGAGTCCTTCATGGATTCTTGCCAAGTTTCACTAAGCATAAACTGCCTCCTGTTCTGTTAATGCCTCAAACGCTTTATTCCTGAGTTTTATGCCTCCAAATCTATTTGTTGATAGAACCGAATTGAAATGCCTTTCATTTACGATAAGTGGGTCATCGCTTCCTGCGGTTTCTAGTGTGTTCCCGATTGGTCGGGCATAATCCACATATTCGCAGACTGCATTAAATGCGTCCCACTTCGTTGACCCGTATGTTTGACGCCCATTTCTGAACATCTGTAATAACGTGTCATAGAGATAATCATTGGAACGCCGTACACCCGCCTCTGGGCGTCTAGGAGACTCAAATACGGTTTCCACTAGGGAAAGCATATCGTTATCACTAAAAGCCGTATCTGATAGCTGTGAGAGTGTTTCTTGGTATTTATTAAAATACTTATCAGCATTTAAAAACATCTCACGGGTTCGCTCTGATGCAATCCCCTCTGTTACTGCTTGGGTATGTCGAAACGCCAGAGGAGCAGTTGCAAGTGCAAGGCTAATTACATTTGCGCAAGCAATACGGATCGGGAGCCAGTTCGCTCTTACTCCCGATGTTGAATCGTGCGATGTTGAGACGATCATTGACCGCTCTACGAAATCGCCATTTACATGAATCGGCGATGGCAAGGAAACAATCATGAAAACTTTCCTGCCTCCCCTGAAAGAACCCGCCCTCCAGAATGTAACTCCCTCATCGGTTAGATCGTCTAACCATTTAAAAGCGTCAGCGTTCTGGACGGGTGTGTATCTTTTAGTTGGATGCCCGAATTCTTCACCCGTATCTTTACGCACGATGGAGCGGTACTTTTTAGATTTAACAAGTGTTAAGTCTTCCTCACTTCCCCCTCTGTAATAAGTGTCATATGCTCCGACTTCCCAATTCAACCCTGCCATATTGATGGCTTCAGTTGAATTAATTGCCGCTGAAACATCGACCCCTATATTCAATTGTGGTGCTGGACTCATAAAAACCTCCTATAGTCCTGCTTGTTTTAATAACCGTTGTTTCTCACTCAGTAGAAATTGTAACTTGGCTTCATTCTGAGATAGTTCATCCACGCTGGATTGAATCGTGCGAGCCGCTTTAACTTCGTCTGTTAAGCGTTCTGCCAGTTTGTACGCTTGCGTTTCTGCGTTTTCCAACTGTTGAATCAGATCAGTAAAGGACATAATCGTTTTCGGCTTCTCTTGCTCTAGTCTCATCCACTCGGTGACAGTTGTATTGTCTACGCCATGGGCTTCTGCAAGTTGTCTCCAACTTTCATGATTGGGGGCATCGGCAATAACTCTTTGCTTAAACTCTTTTGAATAATATGCTGAATCTTCCAACGAGGCTCTTTTCAAGTTGTTGTCCCTTTTTAGTTCTGTGGATGGTTTTAATTCTTTAGCGTTCGGATGTGACTGCTTATAGACAATGCCCGCCTTTTTCGCCCAGTCTCTGAGTGTCCCCTCTGGTACGCCCATCTGTTCTGATGTTTGTTTGACGTTCCAGTTATTGGAACCAAAGACAGCCATAATCCGATTGCGTTCCTCGTCGGTATAACTTCTGGTAACTCTGGTTACCTTGACTGGGGACGCGGAGTTCTCTTGCTCTGCAACTATTGCCGCTGTGTCGTTCTCTTGCGTGACGGCAGATTGATGAGTAATTGAAGCCGCTTGATTTGTAACGGGATTTTTTGTGCCAAGTTTCAAACAAGTATCACACTTGAGTCTGTGATTATTAACGTGCTGTGTGGTGACTTCAATATTGCATCTCTGCCTTTGAATTTCATTCTCTGAAATATTCATCATGGCTTTGTGAGAAGATGCAATAATTCTGGTTCTGAAGTTGCCTATCTCTTTCTCAACTTCTTTCCAAGTTTTCCCGCTGGATTCAAGATGCTGAATTTCTGTTAACTTGTATGCCTTTTCGATAATGCGAGGTATTCGCATAGACAAAAGTTTCCTCCTTAACTTGTCTGCATAAAATTTGTTCTGCGATTCTAAAGAGTGCCACATATATACCTCCTTGTAATGTGGTCGATGGCGATTGCTCAGACAATCGCATTTATTGAGACGTAAGGGATGAGATTGATGTTCCATCTTCGGATATAGCTTAGTGTGCTATATGCGGAACGCATCATCCCCTACCGCTCTGAGCCTAACTCCTTACATGTGGGAACACTTGAATATTGGCGTGAATATGTATCCCGTATCGCACCCTCCTGCGATCAGCCCAACGCTGGGAAGGGAATATTCATTCACCACTTCTGGCAATAGTTTTTCAGCGGCGTCCCGATGGTTCTCTTCATTCGTACTTCCGTAATCGTAAGGAATAGTGACAGAAGGTTTTCTACCATCGCTAAATGCCTGCATAGAGGTCGCTTTAATTCTGTCACCTCTGTGATTGGTGGGACCTAAAAATTTAGTTTGTATGCTTATAAACGCCATGATTAACTCCTAATCCTATTGCGTAGCTTGCTAGCCCATGATTTGTTTTTATCGAACTCGGCTTTGTATTTTTTAGGAATCTCATAGCCGTTGTCAGTAGTTTTTGGCAAGGTTCCTCTGTCGGTCACATAGCACCATGAGCGATTAACCCGATTGTGTCCTCTGAACTCATCCCTAACAAGTACCAACCGATGGAAAATATCGGGATTCTCTCCCAAGGTAAGGGCATAATGTGATAATCCTTTTAGACTCCAATTATGATCGTGTTCTAAAGTCTCAAATGTTTCGGAATCTACTTCCTCAATATCCCATTCATAAACGATATCCATCTCATTTCTCCTTTTTAAGACAGGTTGTAAAAAAGTAAATTGTGAGTCCGCGGTGTGACCAGCGGACTCTTATAAATTGCGGTACTCTCATCTTTTAGGGTTGCCTCCTACTCGTCTGACGAAATCGAAAAAGTGGCAGACCATCTTATCATTCTGAAACATGTGATTATTAATCACGTTGTATGTATCGCCCTTGAGCGTTAGATCAAACAGCGTTCGGTTCTTAGCGAACCGCTCCATCTGCTTGATAAAGCGTTTTGTGGGCTTGGTCTTTAGTTCTACCCTTCTTATCGGTTTTGCGTGTTGGTTACAGTAAAACCCCCGTCTCATTTGACGGGGGCAACGGTTACCGTTTTTAGATTCCCATATGCAGTACCATTTCCGCTTAGTCATATTCAGATTCCTCTGCGTACTCGTCTTCCATCAAAGCATCGAGTTTGGCGAATATTTCCAACGCTTGCGGGTCTTTAACTTCTGCGGCAAGTTCTTTGTAGGAAATCTTTTTGATTTTCGGGGCTTCCCACCAGCTTGTCGTTTTAATTCTTGTTTTGCCCGCATGAGCGACGGATAAGCGTGCTACAGAGTACGGAGGGAGCATTGTAGGGAATACTGATACTTTCAGACCAGTCCGCATTATTTCCCCTGTAGATGAAAGCCAGAGCAGTTTTTCCGACTTGTCTTTATGATAGACAATCGGGCGACTGCCGTCCCTTGCGACGAATATGGAATTAGGTCGTCGCTTATCTGCCAGCATAATTGCGAAATTTCCTTCCAGTTCAGGAAGTGCTTTTGCGATGCTCTCGGTAGATACTCTGGACTTTTTCGCATATGCCTCAATTGTTGAAAATATAGCGGCAGAGTCTACTTCTTGTTCATACGGGTACTTGTCGCATAATTCGCAATTGTTGCTAATCACCCCGTTATGGACGCCAATAACATTGTTCATGACGATAGGGTGGTTATTTGAGTTTTCCTCTGGACTGCCGTGCGTTGCGTATCGAACGTGTCCGACAATCGCTACCGTGTCCTCTCCGATTAGATCGAGTAGGTCTGCCCATCCTTGGGTCTTGACTATTTTTTCAGCGGGTACTGGAGCTTTGAAGTATGTGATACCGCTTTTGGTATCTAATACAAACGCTCCAGTCGCGTGTCTCCCCCTGATTTGGGTCGCTACCATCAAATCAGAAAAGTCTGATCTGATCTTGTCGAAATCCTCCTTTGTCCTATTCTTTTTTCCAATCACTAATCCTGCTAATCCGCACATATGTGCCTCCTTTAAGTTCGCCCTATCTCATCAGTACGGGGTGGGCAATCCCCGCAGACTCTCCCGTAGGAGAGTTTCGATTAGTGCGTATATGTGTTCCCTGCACTTAGGGACATTGTTGTATCCGCAGTCCAATGACCGCCGAAAGTTCTTGCTCTCCTGACTTTGCGATTACAGCAACGGGAGAGAATAAACTTCCAATCATCGCCTACAAATAATCCGTAGAATTGAGTGCGCCAATAATCGTTCCAGTTGCGGGTTTTGCGTTGCCCGTCATTCGTTGAACGAATAAATATTTTTTTGTCGCATCTGTTGCATTTACCGTGCATCATCATTAACTCTGGTATGTGTGGCTCGTATATTCCACATGCGATGCAGACATCTACATCTAATCCTTCGCATACCGTACAAACGTCCCTCTGGGCATCTATGATTGCATCGTTTCCTATGTGACTCATCTCCGTTCTCCTTTAATCCGTATGGTATCTGCCATCATCAGAGCGAGTAGATAAAATCTCGCTGACCCTCTTGCGAGGGTTTCGGCTATTAGCTTCGTGGGAAAAGGGATACTTTTTCGGTTGGTATTCGTTCACCAGTTAGGTGTTCAAATACAAGGTAATCTTTATATGGGTCAACGTATCCCATTGCGAAATTTTCATCATAATGATCTTCAAATACGCTAACCTCTGCCCCTTTACCCATAAAAGCTACTAACGCCTCATGAAGGGCGTTGATGATGGTATCTGTTTCAAAGCATCCATCTATTAATTCAACCGCTGTATCGATTATCTCCCTGTCGTGTCTCATTAAAAATTCTGGTATATAACTCATCTCCGTTCTCCTTAATTGAGGAATCTGCCTCGTCAGTACAGGGTGATAAATCCCTGCAGACGCTCCGTAGAGCGTTTCGGCTAACCGATGGTCTGGGTCGTTGTCCTCATCGTCTCGTAATTTCTTGCGAGGTACTCCGTGTTATCCATAAATTTTCGGGACCCAATCTTTCGGTAGAAAAAACTCACTCTCTCATCCATGTCCACGCCTTTGGTAATAACCGCATGAATGGCACTCCTAAGATCGATTCCGCTTGGTGATGTCCCAACCAATTCTTCTGCTTGGTCAAAAACGCTGTTTAATTCGATTGCTGAACTCATATCCGTTCTCCCTAGTTTCGCCGTTCTGCGGCTCATCAGTAGCACGATTGTTTAGTGCTAGACTTGAGCGGTCATCCCGCTCGTTTTGCTGAGTACCCCGATCTCTCGATCTTTTCCCCTCTCATGTCTGAGAGACTTGTCCGTTCTGTCTCCGTGTAGAGGTTCTTGTTTCTTCTCAGTCGGGCTCGCCTCTCTTAAGTCGGTCGTCCCTTGGGTTTGTGATGCTTTTGTTTAGTGCATCTAATAGTTTCAATATGTAAACTATAAAGGGAATTATCTTAGATGTAAACCCTTTTTGACGCTATTTTTGAAACTCCTCGGAAATTGCTTTTTTCGTTTAAGTTGAACAGACATCCCGATGAACGTTCTGCGGTGGGTGCGGTGGTAAATATTATTCATTCGTTCACATATAGAAATGGGGTTCTGAATGAATAAATAATGCCAATAAAAAAAGCCCCCATTTCTGGGGGCTTTAGTGGGAGCGTTTCGATTATCTCCCGATATTGTCTATCTCGAGATTGGCGCGTTGGGTAAACTTTTTGATGGTCTTTCTCATCTGCTTGTATGCCCACATGTAAGGCTCGCTGGCTTCGGCGTCTCCATCGTTGGTTTCGGCAGTTATCCCGATGAAGTTTTTGAATCTTACGAAATCTCCCTTGGCGTGCATCTTGCCATTCTGCATTTCAGAGGTAAGTGTCTTTGGGAATCGGGCTTTGTTCTGTACCCCGTTTTCAATGATTGACTGGGTAACTAGTATCCAAGTCCAAATTTTTGTAGCGTTGGTCGTTCCCTGATGTTGTCGGAACTCGATTGTTCCGTGGTACTGTCGGCTCCCCTGTCGCAGGGAATCGTGATTCATGGCGGAGTATCGGGAACTGCTTTTCGTGGTGTCTAGTTTGCGGATTGCTTGTGGTCGGGTTTGTACATCGTCCCATTTGTCGTCGCCGTTATTTGTAACAGTTGTGGGAACTGGGGTGGTGTAGGTTTGGAAACCCCTGCGGCTTGGGGAAACGCTGTAATCGAGTAATGTCTGGAAAGCGGCGTATGTTCCAAATGCTTGTCCGATCTGCTTGGGAGTGAGATCGAGGGCGTGGTGGTGAACGTGCATCCCTGTGGTTCGGTTAGTGTCGCATCCGACATTTTGGAGAGCTTTGCAGACTGCATCAATTTGTGCCTTTCCCTCAAATCCTTTGAGTATCGGGCTGACTACTTCCCATCCGTTTCTAACTGATCCATCATGAACAACTTTCCAGATGTTCTGGTTGTTGTCTGCGTGGGTGTATCCTGCGTCATAAGCAGAGGCGGAAATGTTCTGGCTGGCGAACTCTTGATTGATCGCATTGGCAAGGTCTTGTCTTGTACCGCTAAAAAGAACTTCAAGCTCTACCCCGTATGTTCTGTTCTCGTTGAATTTGGTCATTTGAAATCTCCTTTAAGATTGTGTTTTATACTTTCAACATGTGAATCATATATGGAGAAAAAGTACCATGTAAACCCTTTTTTGTAGCAATTCATGGTGATTTTCGGGAGTTTGCTCAGGAATCATGGTATTTGCTGATTTGAAGCCGTTTTTTTATTCGTTAACGAGTTAACAGTTAACGATAAGACTCCCCCCCCCTTAAAGGGGGGGAGTCTTTTTAACGTAAAAGGGAGTTATTTTTTTATATGATACGATTAGCTAATGGCAGATAAGGTTGAAGTTGAAATGAAAATTGAAGAAGTTATCTTGGAATTGTCTAATTTGCCAGCCTCATTATCCAAAAATGGCAGACGCAGAAGCCATTGGAAAAAGCAGATGGAAGACACCCGCAATTTACGGGATAAAGCCCGCTTTTTACTCATGGTAAATTATCAAGGATACGAGTTGCCAAAATTTGAAAATGCCCGTATCCACGTATTGGAGAAATGGTCGAATAACCCCCATGACTATGACGGGCTTGCCTCGTTAGTAGCTCCTGCCATAGATGCCTTTACAGATTTAGAGGTAATTCCTGATGATTCTCCACGGTACATACGTTCTTATACCATGACGCATCAAAAAGTCGGAAAACGAGCGGAGACGGGTGTGGAAATCAGGGTTAGACGGGCATGATCTGTATACATTACTGGAGCGTTGAATCTCCCAATGGACCAGAGTCTAAGGCAGTATGCAAAAAGTGTCAGGAAGTTAAGTATTTCCGAAACGCTTTCGAGGAAATAAGAAAGAAACGAAACGGGAAAATGGTAGCTGATTTGTCTGTCAATGCAAAGAATCAGGCAAGGTATACACAAAGGGAATTAAACAATGCTGATTAAAAACCGCATTAAAGAACTGAGAAACGTAAGGGCAGGGGATTTAATCCCTAATAAAAAGAATTGGAGGACTCATCCAATCGCTCAAAGGGAGGCTCTTGAAGGTGTGCTAGAAACAATCGGATATGCGGACGCCTTAATAGCCAGAGAGACTCCAGACGGCTTAATCCTTGTTGATGGGCATCTACGTGCAGAGACTACGCCAGACGCTGAAGTTCCCGTTTTAGTTTTAGATATTAACGAACGTGAAGCAGATATGTTATTGGCTACCCTTGATCCGTTAGCTGGTATGGCTGGTAGGGACGAATTAAAGCTGAAGGATTTGTTACAGACTATCGACACCGAAAGTGAGGCTGTTCTCGGTTTGCTCTCATCGCTTGCTGGTGATTTTGAGCCAATGGTAGATACCGATAATTGGGAAGAACATTGGGACGGCATGCCAGAGTTTGATAATGAAGACTTGCGTCCAGTACGGACATTGAATGTCCATTTTAGAAGTGAGGAGGACGCCTATAAATTTGCGGAACTTGTAGGGCAAACTATAACGGATAAAACTAAGAGCATTTGGCATCCTATTTTAGAAAAGAATACTTATCAAGATGATCAATATATTGACGAGGAGGAAGTATGAAAATATGCGTGATATGCAAAGAGCCAATAGGTAAAGACTTTAATGGCTGGGAAGGCGGTGCAAACGCCGCACCAGTAGCAGAGGGAAAGTGTTGTGAGCAATGCGACAATAGCGTTGTTACATATAAAAGACTTCTTGACGCTGGCTTTTCTAAAAGACAGGCAACGGTAGCTGTTTTAAATCGGCATGAATCCTAAATATCCCATCTATATTATTTCCAAGAATCGTTACAAAGTACGCAAGACGAGTGACGTATTGGATAAGATGGGAGTTCCTCATTATCTTGTCGTTGAAGAGCAAGAGTATGGACTATATAGGGACGCATTAAAAACTAACGGGATACAGCACGCCAAGCTATTAATACTCGACAAGAAATATCAAGACGAATACGACCCATGCACAGATGACGACTGGAAATCTAACGGTCCCGGAGCGGCTCGTAATTTCTGTTGGGATCATTCGATTAGTATCGGCGCGTCATTTCATTGGGTAATGGACGATAACATCACGGGATTTGGAAGGGTCAATCGTAATCGTTATGCACGGGTGAATACGGGAACAATTTTTAGAATGTCTGAAGATTTCGTTGACAGATACGAGAATATCGGTCTGGCTGGATTTCAGTATTTTATGTTTATGGTATTTAAAGATAAACGCCCCGCATTTGTTAAGAATACTCGGATTTATTCTTGTTTATTAATTCGTAATGATATTCCCTTCCGTTGGAGAGGGAGATACAACGAGGATACGGATTTATCCCTAAGGGTATTGAAGGGAGGCTGGTGTACGATTCAGTTCAATGCGTTTATTCAAGAAAAGATGACGACCCAAACTCTGAAAGGCGGTAACACCGAAGACTTTTATGCATATGAAGGGACGCTGAATAAATCTAAAATGCTTGCAGAAATGCATCCTGACGTTGCGAAAGTTACATGGAAATACGGAAGATGGCATCATTATGTTGATTATTCACCATTTAAAAAAACTAAATTAATTAAAAAGAAAAATCTGGTAATCCCTAAAGGCAATAATGAGTACGGATTAAAAAAAGTCACAAGGAAAGTTGATGCAAGATAAAAAGATTTCAGTTAAAACGGAACGGTGCTTGCAACATGAATCGTATTTGGTGACAGTAGAGCTTCCAATAACAAACGACTCACACGCTGAAGCGATTGAGGGAGCAATTGAAGGGTACGTTAATTCTGTTGGCTGTACTGTATGCACAGCGGGAGCGATTCAAATGACAGTTGACCAGTATCTTAATATATTTATTGAGAAGTTTCTTCCTTTAATCAGTCAGCATGTAGCGGGGTCATCTGTTGTCAATAGTGCGATAGCAGACATAAAGCCACTGAGTTATGGATAATGCCTAAACAAAACGGAGCAAGCATAGCAAGACAACAACGCAGAATGAGGGTGCTACAGTCAAAAGTGGCAGGAGCAAGTGTGCGTCAAATAGCAGAGCAGGAAGGGGTATCTGCTGGGCAAATCCAGAAGGACGTTCACAGAGCATTGGGAGAGTTATCGAAAGAACATATCGGGCATGCTGATCAAGTGCGATCAATGCAGATGGAACGATATAACCAATTGCTCTTACGCTGGTATCAGCCCGCATTAAGACAAGACGCAGAAGCGACCAACATAGTTTTAAAGATAATGGATAAAATCAGTCAGATTAATGGCGTTATTCCAGATAAGCCATTAATTGCTATTCAGCAAAACGCATTTAGTGACAGCACACCAGTAACTTTCATTATTGAGAACGCAAACAATGACGACACAGACAGTAATCAAATATCAACGCCCGAACCTTTATCGGAAGCAACTCAAGGCGATCTTCTCTCCTAAACGCTATGCAGTTATAGAAGGGGCGACAAAAAGCGGCAAAACCGTCGCGTGTCTAAGTTGGATCGTAGAACAAGCCTTCAGAGGGAAAGGCGGGCAAGTGTTCTGGTGGATCGCTCCCGTTTATCCTCAAGCAAAAATAGCTTTCCGAAGATTACGCAGGGGCTTATCTCAAGAACTACATACAGCGAATGAATCAGAGTTAACAATTAAACTCATTAATGGGGCGACTATCGCATTTAAATCTGGAGAAAAACCAGACAACTTATACGGAGAGGATGTCTTTGCGGTAGTAATAGATGAGGCAACCAGATTGCGTGAAGAATCTTGGCACGCTATTCGGTCAACGATGACAGCGACAAGGGGACCAGTAAGGATTATTGGTAACGTAAAGGGACGTAAAAATTGGGCGTATGTACTTGCTCGAAAAGCAGAAGCGGGTGAACGGGATTGGCATTACGCTAAATTAACAGCTTATGACGCTGTTGACGCTGGCATTGTAGATTCTGACGAGATCAATGAAGCGAAATCACAACTTCCAGAAAACGTATTTAAGGAGTTGTATCTTGCAGAACCCGCGGCAGATGGGGGAAATCCATTTGGACAGGAAGCTATTCTAAAATGTATTGCTCCTATTTCGACCCTTCCGTCTGAGTTATACGGAATTGACTTGGCTAAATCAGTTGACTATACGGTCGCAATCGGGCTAGATCAGCACGGTAGAGTGAGTGCCTATGATCGTTTTCAAGCACCATGGGAAGAAACCGTAAAGCGTTTAACAAATCTAATTGGCTTTACTCCCGCACTCGTAGATTCAACAGGAGTTGGTGATCCAATTGTTGAAAGATTACAGAGGGGATTGCCTAATGTTTCTGGCTATCATTTCTCATCACCGTCTAAGCAAAAATTAATGGAAGGATTATCGTTAGCAATACAGACGCAGACAGTTTATTACCCAGAGGGTCCAATTGTTTTAGAGTTAGATGCCTTTGCTTATGAGTACACAAGAACGGGAGTTAGGTATTCCGCACCGCAGGGATTACATGATGACTGCGTTATGGCTCTTGCTCTTGCAGTTCACGCAAAATCTAACATAGCTGGTCAGGGGATATGGTAAATCTAGTTTGTTTATATGGGCTACATGAAGATTGCATGGGATGCGACTGTAAATGCCATAAAAGGTGGATTTGTGTCACTAGCAATTGATATTGACAGGATAAAAAGAGTCTGCGTTGCGGGTCATTGGTACGATGTTAAATGGAGAAACGACAGAGGGGTGAAAGTCAGTTCCTTTCTTTTTGATTCGTATGAATTTGTCACCACACGAGGACATGAGAATAAGTTTCCGCCTTATTATCTTGAACATGGCGGCGGTGATCATGGTAGTTGTTCAGAGGGATTTGAATTTGTCGATAAGGAAACAGGGAGTATTGTTGTTGGTCCCTTCACCTCGATTGATGCGATAATGTACTAATTGCGAATGTCACAAGTAGACGAAACGAAGGAACTGAGATGCGAACATTGCGGCAAACTGCTTGCAGAAAAAGCTAGCAAGGGAACTGTTATTGTTTGTGGGCGTTGTAAAACAAGAAACGAAGTTTGAAAATGTGGTAATCTGTAAAAGACCACGGGTTTTCTCCTTTAAGAATTGTTTAGTTTAACACCAATGTATAGTTGCTAATCTCCCGTGGTCATAAAGTGGGCAAGGCAAGTTCCCAAAAGCTACAGGGAACATATATGCCAATCTGGGATCGTATATTTCGCAAGGAGTTAGAGTCTGATATAGCGGCATCTGTGCCGTTAGTTAATGACCTAACTTCTGTACTTTACCCCGAAGATAATTACGCTAATTTCGCCTCTGAAGGCTATTCACGATCAACTATTGTTAATGCCTGTATTAGAGAAATTGCAACTGGCACAGCATCGGCAAGATTTTACGTCCAAAAAGATAGTGAGGACGGACTGGTCGAAGTAGAAGACAGCCCTCTTGCTAAATTACTAAAATACCCAAATGCCAATCAGGATTTTTACACATGGCTTGAAAGACTGATCACCTATTTATATGTAGCGGGAAACGCTTATGTTCTTAAAGAAAGAGCAAGAACCAATCAGGTTGTTGCGATGTACTTATTGCGTCCTGATCGGGTTTCTGTTTTACCTGACGGTCAGGGAGTGAAAGGTTATTCTTATACTATTGACGGAAAGGAATATTTCCTAGCACCGGAAGATGTCGGACATTTATCGTTTCCTAATCCCGCCAATGATTCCTATGGATTAAGCCCGCTCCATGTTTTAGCTAAAACTATAAATCTTGATATGAGCATGACAGATTTCGCAAAAGTTTATTTTCAGAACGCAGGAATTCCGTCTGGTTTATTAAAAATAAAGCGAAGATTAACAAGTCAGGAAGAGGCAGAAAGAATCAGAGGGCGATGGCGTAGTTCATTCGGTGGCACAAATAATTTCCATAGAGTAGCGGTTCTGGATGATGATGCAGAATATCAGCAAATGGCTTCCGCTCCTGCCGAGATGGCTCTGGTCGATTTACATAATCACACAGAAAGCCGTATCTGTGCGGTCTTGGGCGTACCGCCAATTTTAATATCTGCAAATGTCGGATTGGCAAGAAGCACATTCGCCAACTATAGAGAGGCACGGTTCAGTTTTCATAGTGAAACGCTTGAGCCGTTAATCAATAAGCTAGTCAGATTTTTTAATTATTGTCTTGGCTACGAAATGGACGAAACCATTGCAGTTGATCTCGCCGAAATGCGTAGCTTCCTTGACGATAAGGAATCAATCAATGCTAGAGCCTCTTCTTTATTTCAATCGGGAATAATAACGCTGAATGAAGCACGGGAAATGGTGGGTCAGGACGCGTTGCCAGATGGTGAGGTTCGAAGGTTACCTTCAAATATTTTAGAGTCGGGATCACCGTCGGAATCGCAGTCCTTGCCATCTGGTTTTCAATCAATGCTTTCTGAAAAAAGAACCGCTCCGGTAACGCCCAGAGGTGTACTTATGGGTTCTAATTTAAATAGAAATCGTGATGAATTGGCAGAAAAATGGGAGCCGACCATTAATGCTTATTTTAAAAGATTGAAATCCCGCATAGATGGAATTATAGGGCGGCATTTAAACCGTGAGACTGACATTACAAAACAGGGCGGCTTCCCGTTTTCTGCAAGCAATCTGGTTCCCGATTCAGAAATTGGAAACCTAAGTGAAGTTCTTTACCGCATGTTTGTTGAAGTGTCACGAGAAACCTATGGAATTATCAACGCCAGCGGTGTAGCGGGTGAAGCTACATGGTCAGAAGCCTCTCCTGTTGTTTCTAGTCTTTTGACTCAAGCTCCCGCCAGAGCCAGTATTATTCACAGAACGACAAAGAAAAATGTTCAAAAAGTTTTAACTCAAGCATTAGAGCGGGGTTACAGCATTGACCAATTAGCCAGAGGCGTTCCCAATGATGATTTTGTTGGAATACGTTCACTATTAAATGAAACGGCTAACAGATCGAAGTTAATTGCAAGAACTGAGATTATGAGAAGTCAGAATTTAACCAGCGTCAATCTTTTTAAAAATCAGGGCTTTGAATACGTTAGAGCCTACGATGTTGATGGCGATCCGAACGACACATATATTCCATCGGGTGATCCGTATGGTCGCACCTGTATCGAAAGAGATGGACAGGTTTATCGAGCAGATGATGCCAGAGATATTGTTGATCATCCAAATGGAACACTTTCATGGGTTCCAATGCCACGAAGTTATCAGCCAGAAGGAGTTACAGCATGATTAATAAGGTGATGACCTCAGAAGTCAAAACTATTGATGAGAAGCAAGGATTGGTGGAAGCATTTACCAATTCAATGGGTATTGTCGATAAGGATGGGGATATTATTGATCCCGTTGCCTTTAACGAATCTATAGCAAAGAACCTTCCGATTCCTGTTCTAGCAGGACACGACCAGAGCCAGATTGTCGGAAAGGTTTTATCTGCCCGTCCTGTTCATATAGAAGAAGATGAATATCGGCTATATACATTGATGCAAATGAATCTTGAAACTCAATCAGGAGCCGAAGCCTTCAGCAATGTAAAAGGTGGATTTACCAGAGAATGGAGTGTTGGATTTAATGTTCCAGATGACGGATGGGAATTTAATGGAAAAGGAAAGGAACAAGTAAGAAGAATTAAGGAACTGGATTGGGTTGAGGTTAGCACAGTTATTAGAGGTGCAAGTCCTGCGACACAAACAATTTCTGCTAAAAGTGAAGAAGAACCAAAAACATTATTAGAAGTTTATACAGGTGAAACGCCAGAACCCGTTGCCTCTGACACGGTGGAAGAAACTGCCTCAGACGCTCAGAAGGTTAAGGCTGAACTCGATTTACTTAATTTAGAAATCCAGTTCAACGATTATAAGAAACGTAAGCCGAAATAGGAGTAGGCAATGGCAACAGAACAGATGAGAGAACATGCGGGATATCTCGCAGTCAAAGCTCAAGAGGCTTTGAATGATGGAAAAATTGAAGAGTCACAAAAACTTATTGAAGATGCTAAGGCAGAGATGTCTCAAGCAGAAGAGATTGATGCCGCTCAAAGCAAAATAAAAGCTCTAACAGGAGATTTTAATAAGCCTTTGAATACGGTTCCAGTAGCGTCAAAGGATGTCGAGAAATACAACGCCGATGATACTACCCAGAAAACCAAGGCTGACTATAAGCCAGCAACTTGGATTAAAGGCTTGCCAGCGATGGCTCAGCCATTGTGGGTGCAGGAGCAAAGTGGAGATAACATAAAGGCTCACGCTAGATTCCAGAAAGATACATTTATCAAATGGATGAAAGCTCCGTCCGAAGCGGCGTTCCAGATGAGCGCAACTCCTGATGAGCAGAAAGCCATGGAAGAGGATACTGACACGGAGGGCGGGTTCTTTGTCCCAGAAGAGTTTATAAATCAAGTGGTGCATGATCCGGGCGTTCCGGGCAGTCGATTGCGCCCATATTGTAATGTCATTCGGGTTGCGAGTAAGGATGGATATATTCCTTCCATAGCATCAGCAACTTGGGCGGCAATTGCAGAGGAAGCCGCATATTCTGACCAGACGCCAACGGTCGGTCAAGTGGCATTTAGTCTTGAGAAGTCTGGTGGTCTTGTTAAGGTCACTAGGGAACTGCTAGACGATAGTGCCATTAATTTGCCCGCTATGCTTTCGCAGATATTCCAAGAAGCCGCTGGTAGATTTGAAGATGTGGGAATAATCAGCGGAAACGGCACGACTCAATACGCTGGGATAATGGGCGCCAGTCCTTCTGATTACACGATGGCAAATGCCACTTCTGTGGTAGCCGCCGACCTGACTGGAATCTACTTCACCCTTGAGGAACAGTTCCGAGCCAATGCCTCTTGGATAATGAAATCCACGATTGCGTCACTCATCACGAGTATCGCATCAACAGCGGCTGGAGTTCACGCGATTCCCGATCTGACAGCGGCTCCCGCCAATTTCATACTTGGGCGACCCAATGTAATGGTCGACTCGGCTCACGGTCTTGGTGGAAACATCACGGCTACAGAGAGGATTGCTCTCTTTGGTGACCTGAAGCAATATGCGATATTCGATAGAGCCGGATTCACAATCCGACGAAATGATTCGGAATTTATGAATACAGATCAGGTGGGTTTCTATGCTTCCAGAAGAGGGGACGGGCAATTGACGCTTGCCGCCGCCTTCAAGATGTGCAGAGCCGCCGCTAGTTAATAGCGGAGCAGGAAAACAAGTGGGGCTAGTCGGGGGTTTTGGACTTCATATTCCCCCCCGATTAGTCCCTTGGAGATGAGCAAATGAAAGTTAAATGTATTAAAGAATTTACACTAGCGGGGCAACTCTATAGTGAAGGGGAGAAATACGATATTTCTGCCAAGCAAGCGAAAGAATATGCCGAATATTTCAAAAAGTTATCAACGCCTAAAAATAAGCAAGTTGAAACTGAGGAAAATAAATAATGGCAACACGCCATACATATAGCAGTGCTGATGATTTACGGGATTATATTGCGGGTACGTCATATTCTTCTAACTGGACGAGTGACTCTGCAATCATAAGCAGAATTCTGGAAGCATCATCTAGGCGTATTGATAATTACGTTGGTATGTATAGTTTTGGTCCTGTTACAGAAACTAGATACTTTGATATTGGTTCTGGCTCGTTGCGGCACACCCGTCAAAATATCGTTAACGGAACTCAAAACTCAGTCATTGGTACATCGAGCCACTATACCAATATACTGCCACTCGATAAGTGGCTTATATCAGCGACCACAGTAACAAGCTATAAAGCGACAGATCGGTCCGCTTCAGAGACTTTAACTGCGGGCTATGATAATGACTATTGGTTACTTCCTTATAATGATAGCCCTAAGGTCGAAATACAGCTTAATGAAGACACAGCTAAGTCTTTCCATGCAGGACAGCAAACGCTCGCTATAGCGGGCGTCTGGGGCTATGCAAATGATACAAGCCCACAGAAAACAACTGCTGATGCAATATCAAGCACTACCGCAACATCTGTAAGCGTTACAAGTTCAAGTAGTCTGGGAGCGGCACAAACAATACTGGTTGATTCTGAGCAGTTATATATCACTTCAATAAGTGGTAATACCCTTACGGTAGAGAGAGGCGTCAACGGTACAACAGCGGCAACCCATTCTGGGGGTGCGTCAGTCTATGTATACGATTATCCCGCATTGGTTTCTCAGGTTTGTTTAGATTTAGCGAAAATCTTTTTTAGAGATCGCGATATGGGAGTTATTCAGACTCTTGGAACTGGAGAAATGGGAATAACCCGATCTGATTTAGATGCTAAAAATACATTAAAAGCACTCGATGAATACAGAGGTCAGTCCGCTAATTCGATGGTGTTCTTTTAATGGCTAACGAAGTGACAATGGAATTTCAAGGCAACTTTTTTAATCATCGCAATATTAAATTTGCGAAAGCGTTAAATGATTCTCTTGAAGAAATAGCCGCTATTGGATCAGGGAAAGTTAGTGACCAATTAGTGCGAGGGCATGGATTTAGAACTGGATATTTAAAAAGTGCTGTCGGCGGGGGTTTAATTAAAAACTTATACGCACAGATAGACGCAGGGGCGCATCGATATGGCAGAAATGTAGTTTATGCCAGTTGGGTGGAAGGCGTTTCATCTAGAAACAAGCGAAGTCGGTTCAAGGGTTACTTTATGTTTAGAAAAATTTTCCTTGAATTACGAAAACAACCCAAGTGGGCTGAAGACATAATGAAGTTTAATATCAAGAGGTATTTGAATTGAGTAGATCAGGTGCATTAGATCGAATAGATGCATTATTGGGAACTGTCAGTAGCCCTTCATTTACAGCAGTCCTAAGAGGAGAGCCGCTATCAATTTCTGGTACTCCGATGGTTGCGTTCTGGATGGTCAGAAGGTCAGTTTCTTTTTTAACATTGGCAGATGAATCAAGTGAAACAGAATTTATGATCAGGTCATATTTTCGGATGCAAGCATCAGCAGATGTTAGAGAAACATTGGAATTGGATATTTGGAATACGGCAGTTAATATCGATAGTGCATTAAGAGGTGATTCTGATCTGGCAGGAAATGTGCAAGATATAGAGATCGGGGATATGACAACGGCATATACCGATATGGGCGGTGTGGCATATAAGACTTTAGATGTTCCATTAACAGTACAAATTTATGGTGACGTAACGATCACGCCGTAGGAGAATCAAATGGCTAAAGAATCAGGATTAAATGTCAGGCTCTATGTTATGGGCAATGATCTCTCAGGGGATGCAAATGCTTTAGATGGGGCGGGATATACGCAAGAATTAATGGATACGACTTGCTTGGAAAATGCCGCTATGACCCGAATGGTGGGACGTGCCGATGGCTCTATTGGGGTTAGTGGATATTTTGACAACGCATCAAATAAAATTCATGCCACATTCAGTTCTAACTCAGGGAAATTACCAACTGCGGATCAAGTTGTTTTAGTCGCTTTGAGTTCAGCGGCGGGTGATCCATCTGTTGGCATATCAGCCAAGGAAGCAGATTATAACGTGTCTCGATCTCAGGGTTCGGCAATGACGGTTTCTTCAACCTTTTCCGGTAATGGAATGGGTGGTGAGTTTGGTCAGATGTTAACCGCTCATGATGACACTCATTCTTCAGCAGGATCGGGAAGCGTTGTTGATAGTGGAGCCTCTTCTTCAAATGGGGCATCTGGTTATTGTCAGATTATGTCTTTAGCGTCTGGAAGTGTCATAGTAAAAATCCAAGAAGCAACATCAAGCGGTGGGACATATTCAGATTTAATCACGTTCTCAACGGTTGCGGCGGCGGGCGCACCATCAGCGGAAAGGCTTGTAATGAGCGGTAGTGTGGCGAGATATTTAAAGGTTATAACGACAGGTACATTTAGCAACGCAAAAATAGCAGTCGCCTTGTGCAGACTATAGGAGGTTAAGCATGGCAAAACAAACGGGATTAGGGGATTATATAGCGGTGGATGACAGCGGCGGAACCGCAAGGGATATAAGTGACAATATAACGAATTATGAGATTGGAAACTCTCAGAACTTGTTAGATGCTACGACTATTTCCAAGAGTGCTATGGAAAGGCTCATCGGGCTAGGGGATTTGTCAATCTCTCTCAGTATGATTTTTGATAAGGCTAGTAATAAAAGCCATGACGTTTTTAAAACGAAATCAGGAACCAGAACGGTGACGATTGCAATTGGTGGCGACACGACAGGCTATCCAGAACTGGAAGCCGAATGTCTTGTTGCTGACTATAATATTTCCAGAGGTAACGATGGGTCATTGACCTCGTCAGCTACTCTGAACCTTCAGAGCGGAACCGTACCTACTTGGGGTACCGCTTCATGACGACCAAGAAAATGAATGTGAAGATGCACTCGCCTTTCGTCTTACAAAGACGGGAGGCGAACTTGCAGTTCCCTGAGACAAGCGAATTCCACGGTCTTGATGTACGCGTTAAGTTAGATGTCCCGTTGTCCCTGTTTCTAGAGTTTCAAAAGATTGGAATACAGGATGCTACAGCAGAAGACATGACCTACCAGTTCAAAAGATTTGGAGATGATGTTTTGCAGGATTGGAATATGGTCGATGAAGACATGGAAATGGTTCCTGCAACTGGTGACGGATTTATGACCTTACCACCTAATATCTGCATCGCTATTGTCACGGCATGGGCTGAAAACGTGTCGCAAGTGGGGGAAGTTTAGAGGCTGACATCCTGCGGTGGAAAGCGACCAAGGGTGGTACGGATCGTGATGGAAATCCGATTGTTAAGCCCGATTTTTTAGCTACAGCCGAATTAATAGATGGGATTTGTCAGAGGTACAGTTGTTTACCTTCTGCGATAGTTAAAGAAGATGTCAGCCTGTTGAAAATGCTTCATGCGGTAAGTCTTGCCACAGAGGAAAATAAATGAGTAGCGGTAACGTAGTAAATATTTTAGTCAATGCTGACGGCAGTAAGGCTACAAGTAGTTTTGAGAAAGTTCGCAAATCGGTGATGCTCGTTTCTGCGGCAGTAGCGGGGGTGGGTTTAGCTTTAACCAGAATTGGTGACGAGTTTACAAAATCTACCAACAATATTCGGGCGGGTACTGGAGCAACTGGTGCGGAATTAGAAAGCCTAAAAGATTCTTTTAAGGCAGTTGCGTCAGGTGTTCCTCAAGACTTTGATTCAGTTTCCAAAGCAGTTGCCAATGTTCATACCGAACTTGGATTAACTGGGTCTGAATTAGAAACAGCAACAAAGCGATTCCTCGACTTGGGTCGGCTAACAGGAACAGAAGTAGCCCCAATGATTAAAAGCGTTTCTGACGCTATGGATTTATTTGGTCTGGATGCGGCTGAAAGCGGAAAGGCTTTGGATTCTTTCGCTAAAGCCGCTCAAATTACTGGTGTTCCCATAAGCCGATTATCTTCTACAACTATGGAGTTTGGTCCCGTTCTGAGAAACCTTGGTCTGGACTTTAATGAAACTGTTGCATTAATGGGTAACTTAGAAGGAGCGGGCATATCCGTTTCAAGAATAATGCCCGGATTGAACGCTTCCATGAGGCGGTTGGCAGCTTCTGGCGTTAGTGATATGGGAGAAGCCTTACAGGCAAGCATGAGAGATATTAAGGGGGCAACTTCTGACACAGAAGCCTTGAATATTGCTACTGATATATTCGGTGCTGAAGGGGCGCAGAGAATGTCAGTTGCCATTAGGGACGGGACAATTGATATCGCCGCTATGGCAGATACCCTTGCTAATGCTGAAGGTGCTGTTGAGACAATGAATGAAGATTCTTTGACTTCAGCAGATAGGTTTACCATATTCAAAGATAATTTGAAATTGATGATTGAGCCTTTAGCGGGTGTATTCGCCGCAATCGGTCCTATTGTTTTCATGTTGCCTGCAATGATTTCCGGCATCTCAGGATTAATAGGACTTACTGCTGTTCAAACTGCATTGACATGGTTATGGACAGCGGCACAGACAGCTTTAAACCTAGTATTGTCCCCGATGGGATTAATTATTATGGGAATTGTATTAGCCGTAGCGGCAGCAATTCTTATCTGGAAAAACTGGGACAAGATCGTCGCTGTTGTCCAAGAAGCCTTTGAAAAATTTGACGCATTTTTAACCGATAAATTCGGGGCAACATGGGTTGCTTTAAAAGAAACCGTTAGTGCGGTTATTAATGCAATGAGTGAACTGATTTCTGGATTTATTGCATTGTTCAAAGGTGACTTTGATGGAGCTAAAGAACACTTTAGAAATTTTGGTATTTGGATGGGGACGGCGTGGCAGATTTTCGTAGATAAATTATGGACTGCTATTGATGAATTTATGAGTGATAAATTTGGTGCGATCTGGGAGGTAGCGAAAGTCATAGTGGGGGGAGCGGTTGATGTTATTAGCGGTTACTTCAATGGTTTAGTCTCTATTGTACAGGGGGCATGGGATTTAATAGTTGGCATATTTACAGGTGATACCAGTTTAATTATTTCTGGATTAAAAGCTATTGCAAATGGGTTTATTACAATGATTAATGGCGCTATTAAAGCAATTAATAGAGTCGGCTTTTCTTTACCTGATTGGTTAGGCGGCAAGGAATTTAAGTTTAATATTCCAGAAATTCCGCAACTCGCAGAAGGCGGCATAGTTAATCAGCCTACATTAGCAATGATTGGGGAAGGCGGACCCGAAGCTGTCGTGCCTCTAAATCGGGGCGGTGGAGCGATGGGTGGCATAACAGTTAATGTAATGATGCCAGAGGGCGGTACGGTGATTCTAGACGATGAATCAACCGCTCAAAAGTTTGGAGATTTCATCACGATGCAGATTCGTGAGGCTTTGAGAACCCAAGGAACATTTTAATGGTTAAGCCATTTGTAAGAGCTCTTATAGATTGGGACGGCAACGGGTTTTTTATCGGCACCTATGACAATGTCACAGATGATGTTCGTACTATGTCTTTTGCTCATACTAGGCAAACAGCAACCGAATACATGAACGGTGCGGTTCTGAATCTTCAACTCAATAATAATGACAATAAATATTCACCTCCAAAGGTAACTTCTCCACTCTACGGAAAGCTGAAAATAGGCAAAGCTGTCAAAGTTGAGATGTGGTATCCCTATGATGATTTTGTAGATACAAGTGGAACGGTTCTCACAAGCCACTCAATTCCCTATGATACGGGCTTTTCGTGGGTTGACGGAGAGGGTGCTTTCAAATGTAATGCGAGTGGTTGGGCTGAATTAAATGCGGGAGCAGACTCAGTTTCGGTTATTGATATGGAGGAAACAGATTTAGAAGTTGCGGCAGAAATAACTACCTCATCAGCAGGGACAAGTTCCACATATGAATCGGGATTAGTCTTGAGATATGTTGATATAAATAATTATCTTTATGTGCGAATTGTTACAGCAAGCAATCACATTGAGATCAGAAAGGTTATCGGTGGGTCGGACTCTCTTGCGGGAACTGGTACAGGAGATTCTCAGGTTTCCTATACATGGGGAGCAGGGGTTAAAAAGAAGATGGGTGCTGAGATTCATGGGGATACAGTTCGAGTATTTATAGACGATGAAAAAGTTTATCCTGATTCGGGAACTGATACTGGTTCATATCAGGGATTTAAATTAGACGGTACATCTGCTCTTGACGATGCGACCAAGCACGGTATTTATGCCAAGCAACACGGTACGGATGTTAAATTCCATGAGTTTGGCGGCTTCAGACCGCTATTTACAGGAAAGGTGAAACAGATAACTCCCCGACCTCAAAAGGGTATGCAGTATTGCTATATAAAAGCATACGATCTATTTGAAGATTTCAAATTGACGCATGGCTACGGCTATGTGAATACGTCAGCGGGAACCACGACTTCTAGCCTCGTGAGTCAAGCAACTAACCCACTTGGACTTACCGTCGCGGCTAACATGATTTTTGATATTAGAGCCTCATATCTAACGACATACCCATCAGGAATGTCTCCGTATTTGAACACAGAGTCATTGGACGGCGAATCTGTTCTCGAAACGCTTTACCGAATACAGGATACAGAGGACGGTTTTTTATTTATTGATGGGAGAGGATTTCTGCGATTTGAAGAGAGAACGCATAGGAATAAAGGTGTTCATGTAAATCCAGTCGGTATTTTTAAAGATTCCTATGACGGAACAAATGCCGGATATCGTCAATACTCATATGAAGAAGGGATCGATGGGGTTTATAACGAGGTTGAGATCGGGTTTCTCACTCGAGAAACAAAGACCAATGTAACTTCCTCATTGACGTCAGGCACAACAGCTTGGGAATTAAATGAACCTGTCGCAATCACGGCAGGGGAAACAAAACGATTTGTAGCCAAGTCAAAAATTACAGGCGATGAGCAAGATACAATCTTTCATGCAATAGCGTCAGGAAGTGCCAGTATTACAAGTCCAACCTCTAGCGATAGGGTTCAGATTAACACCGCTTCTGACGGTACTGGAAGCCTGTTGAATTTGACAACGGTAGAGGGAAACGCTTTAGATTATGGTGGGCATTTCACCTCTTGGACTATTGCGAATGATTCGGCTTCAAGTGGATATATCACGGTGATGAAAACCAATCTGCAAGTCAGGGTTGATAATTCATCAAGGGGAATGGCAAAAGCGGAAAACGCTACCTCAAAAGTTCTTTATGGCAACCGTAAAAAATCCAGAGACGGGACTTTCTTTACAACATCTGGTGATGCTCAAACCTGTTCTGACCATATGCTGTCAAAACTAAGCGAGCCGATCCTAAGAATGAGATGTGATTTTATCAATCACGATAAAGGCACATTGATGAATATGACCCATAGAAGATTGAGCGATTTGGTTCATGTCATTGAGACTGATATGGGATTCACAGGTTACTCATATATTGATGGTTATCAGTACAAGTTCTACAATGGGAATACTGTCGTAGAGGAGACTGTCCATTTGACAAGAGCAGGAATAAATCAAACGACAGGAAACTGGAACGAAGTCTACTGGGACAGTTTCGGATGGAGTTAATAAATGGCAAATAGTGCAGATGTATCATCAGGCGATTTAGCAACGGCGGCGCAGTATAACAATCTGCGAGCCGATGTCCTCAATACGTCATCAGGGCATACGCATACAGGAACAGATAGTGCTGACCTTGGAACGCTAACTGCTGACCTGACGATCTCCCAATCAGGGGCTTCTCAGATTGAAGTTATATCCACAGCAAATGACGCATATTTAATTCTTAATTCTGATACCGATGAGGGTCAGGACAGCGAGATTATTTTTGAGTCTGGGGGAACCGCCAGAGGAAGAATCGAATACAACCATCATGCAACCGCAAACTCACAATTGATGAGTTTCTTCACCGCAGATAATGCGGTTGAAACTCTAAAGCTACAGGGAAATCTCGCAACATTTGGAACGGCAGTTGATATTACTGGTGCGTTAACCGTTGGGGTTGATGATACTGGACATGATGTTAAGTTCTTTGGTGCTGCGACTGGTAAATATATGCTATGGGATGAATCTGAGGATTATCTGTTTTTTCCTGATAATACAAAAGCTGTATTTGGTACTGGGGCAGACTTACAAATCTACCATGACGCTAGTGATAGTTATATTGATGATGCAGGAACAGGAATATTATTTTTAAGAGGCAATAGTGCGGTAAAACTTAGTAAGTATACTGGCGAAGCCTTAATAGATGCCAATGCCGATGGTTCTGTTGTGCTTTATCACGATAATGCAGAAAAGTTAGCTACTCACGCATCTGGTGTAGAGATCACTGGCTCTCTTGAAGTAGCAACCATCGATTATACCGATGGCGATAACGCCATGACCATTGTTGACAATGGCGGTGTTACTTTTAACGGCTATAACGTGGCTGGTACTAGAGATGTCGTTAAATTTAAATCGACCAGAACAACTGGCAATGCGACATATCTAAGAATTGGTAGATATGGGACTGCTGATGATGGGACGATGAATATTGGCAATAACTTTAACCGTGACTCTGGGTTTGCCGCTGATAATACATCTGTAGGTATATCTGCAATTCAGTTTGAGACTGATGGCTCATTAGACTTTCAGACTGCTGCTGCTGGTGAGGCACAACCGACCAGTAAAATGACAATTAGTACCGATGGAGATGTAGCCATTAAAGGAGCAACTCCAACTCTGACCATTGGGGATGCAGGGGCAGAGGATACGGCATTAGTCTTTGATGGCAACGCAATAGATTTCTATATCGGTCTTGATGATAGTGCGGACCAGTTAAGAATTGGAACTGGCTCGACTGTAGGCTCTGGAACTATCTTCACGATAGATGCAGACAATACTTACATAGATGCTCATGTTAAGCCCGCTTCTGACGCAGGGCATTCGCTGGGTTCTAGCAGTTTTGGATGGGCTAATCTGTATTTAACAGATACAGGGGAGAGTGCTGATGAGGGTCCGACAATAGAATTACGAACCAAGTCTGCTTCCCCTGCTGTAAATGACCAACTAGGCTCATTAATCTGGTACGGCAGAAATGACGCTGACGAAGACACTATTTATGGAAAGATTAGGGGGAGGGCTGTTGACCCTGCTGATGGCACAGAAGATGGGCGATTAGATTTTTACACTACTGTTAATGGAACAACCACTACTATTGGTATGTACCTTAATCAGCATGGCGATTTAAATCTCAACAGAAATCTTCAGATGAACCAAGCGGGAGGGGCTGCTGATTCGATACTTTATTGGGACGGTAGCTCTGGTGTTGATTACCATATTGGATTAGACGATTCTGGTGGTGTTCTGTCTATGGGTAAAGGAACTACACTTGGCACGACAACAGCTTTCACTATTGGCAGTACGCCGTCCATTGGTTTATTCAGAGATGCAGGGGCAAATAACCTTATATCAATTAGACCCGGAGCGACGTTAGCCGCCGCCAATGCAGAATCTTCTACGTTTTACTTTGAGCAAGGAACAGTAAATTGGACAAATGCCTCTGGTGGCGATGTTACTGTCGGCACTCAATCGGTTATGGCTCTCAGGTCGCAAGCGTGGGCAGGGGATAGTAATACTCTCACATTTACAAACG